GACCCAAGATTCTCGTTTGCAGCCGTCGCCGGGGTCGTGGTTGTGCTTGCGTCGGCACTGGCGGACGGTGTAGGAGGTCACGTCGCTCATGATCAATCTCCGTGGTGGGTGGTGGTTAGCCGCAATCGGGGACGATTGGGTCGGCACAGTCACACTCGACTAGCCCGCAATCGGGGCAACCAGGGGCGCCGGCGTCGCCGTCAATCCAGGTCTGTGCGTCGTAGTCGAAGTAAGGTCGCCCGCTCAGAATCTCATGAATCCGCTGCAGTTCGCAGCACATTTCTTGGGGGTTGCCTCGCTCGTAGAGCTTGCCAACTTTGGCGGGGTCACAGCAGTCCATCGCGGCGGCTAGTCGTTTGGCGTCCATTGTCATCAATCTCCGTGGGTGGAAGGGGTGAAGCCATCCCCGCCAGCCGGCTGACGCCGGCTGGCGGAAGGGCGCCGCGCCTACCAGTCGCTCTGATGGTCATAGTCATCAGACTCGCAGTCGTAGCACTGGAACCCGTGGCCGCGTTCGCTGACCGCGCCGCAATCACACGTCTGGCGCTCCAACCAGCCGGCGAGGACGATCCGGCCAAGCTCAGTCAGCTCGATGTGTTCGCGCTCGAATCCAACCTGCTCGACCAGTTCCAGCTTGAACAGCCGGGCGGCGTCGGGGCAGCTGACGTTGCCCAGCCACTCGCGGTGGTCTTCGTTGGCTTCGATGGACTGCAAGCGGGCGATGATTTGTTCGTTTGTCATGATCAATCTCCGTGTGATGGAAGGGGTGAATCCAGCCCCGCCGGCGTCCACATCGGACGCCGGCGGAAGGGAGCCGCCGACCCTATTTGCCGACGCAGTCCAAGCATATGTCAAAGTCGTCGGCGGTCGTATCGACGATCCCCATGTTGCAACCGCAACGGTTGCAACGTGTCGGCTCATGCTCGCAGCACTCAGCTGGCCGGCTGGCCCGCGCGATGTCGCGCTGCTGCTGGTCGCGGTCCTCGTCGAGCCGATCCCGCAACCACGCGTCGAGCATCTCGACGCTCTCGGCGATGCGGTCGAGGTCGTAGAATGCATCCTCCCATTCCTCGGCAACGATTAGCTTGGCGATGTCGCCAAGCTCGCGTTGTAGGCCGACCACGAGTCGTGCCTTGGTGCGGCGTGCAAGGATGCTGCTGTTCTGCGCCATCAACTCGCGTTGCTTGCGTGTGATTTCGTTTGTCATGATCAATCTCCGTGTGATGGAAGGATGGAACGGCTGACCGGGAGTCGGCAGCCACTGGGCCGGCGGTCGATGGGCGCCGGCCAAGTGGGCGCCGACGAGGCGCCCTGGCGTTAGAATAGCCGGCGTTGCTTCTCGCGTCGCCCTGGCACCCGGTCCCACAGCGGCAGCCCAGGCAAGTCGGGCTGATAGGCGGGCCGAACGGGCGCCGGCTTCGGGGCTGGCGTCGGGGCTGGCGTCGGCGTGGCGCGTCGGACTCGGAACAGCGACTTGACGCGACGCGTGCCGCCCTTGCTGTGGTCTTCCACTTTGCCTTCGACGATCGCCAGGACGTGCCGCGCGGTGTACGCCCAGTAGGCGCCAGGCACTGACTGCATTTCGCGTTCGAGCGTTTTGACGGTCTTGGCGGTGTACGGCGCCCGGACCAATTCAAACCCCAGATCAGCCAAGGCGCGGTGTTGGGTCATGGCGCCGCAGCCCCGACCCTTCTTGCGCCCATGCTTAGCCAAGGCGGCGTGAGCCACATCGTAGCTCGCGCCGGTGGCGATGGCGAGCGCCTTGACGGTGCAATCGTTCCGCTCGCCCCTGGCCGTTGATGCGGCGTCGGCGACGTTGTACGTCATCACTTGCGATGAGAATGACACGAGCAATCTCCTGTGGTGGTGGTGGTGGTATTGGCTGCGTCGGCAACCACTCGGCAACCCCTTGCCAAGGGGCGGCCAAGTGGGCGCCGACTGGGCGCCCTTGACTAGTCTTCGAGCAGGTAGCCGGCTTCGACCTCTTGGAAGGCGCCGCGTAGGTTGGAGCCGCTATCCTTAAGTAGTCGTTCGGCCTTCTTGACGGCGGGAGCGTATTCCAGATCGCACAACCCCTCGGCGGTCGCGATGTCCACCACGCGACGGGCGAATAGTGGCCGCAACCCCTGGGAAGTGAGCGCCAGAACCGCACAGCGGCTCATCAGCGGGTTGGCGTCAATCTCATCGCCAAACAGGTCGGCTTGCCCTTCGTTGGTGGTCGTGAAGATCAGAACGCAGTGGGGTGGCATACGTTCGATCCAGGTCAACAGCTGGCGGATGCACGACGAGGTCAAGCCATGCGCCTCGTTGACGATGAACGCCCAGCAACCGCCCGTGATCGGTCGCGTCTGGCAGCGCTTTTCACTGTCCGCCAGCCGTTTGGCGGTCAACCGTTCTGCGTCGAACTCTTCAACCGACAATTGGTCGCCGGCCATCTCGGCTGCGATCAGACGTGCAATCGTGGTTTTGCCCGTCCCGCTCTTGCCCGAAATCCAGAACGCCCTCCCGCCCAGTCCGCGCCGACGCAGCGCGGTGAGTCTCTTGAGCGCCTTCGACTGGCCGACGACATCATCGTAGGTGTGGGGGCGGTATTGCTCGTGCAAGGGCTGTTGGACGGCGGTGGCTGCGGTGGCTGCGGTGGCTGCTTGTGACATCCGATCATCTCCGTGTGGTGTGAATCAAAACTAGTAACCTCATCGACGATCCTAGCGTCTCCATTGAGCCCAACAACCCGGCGACCGGTTGGCGAACGGTTGGCGAACGGTTGGCGGGCCATTTGAGCCCCTGGAATACTGGGCTCGGCGACGTGGAACTATTTTGGGAATAATTTGAGAATACCTCGAATAGTTCTGACACACCCCCCGACGATCGCCAAAATCGGCTGCGCAGCGTCTTGGATGGCCAGCGCTTGGCGGGCACTTGGCGGGCGCTTGGCGGGCACCTGCCGGGCACCTGCCGGGTGGCGCCGATCGCAGCTGGGCTGGCGCCTCCATCGCCCCCGGCGCCGGGTGGCAGGTCGATCGCCGGGTGGCGCCGATCGCCGGGTGAGTGGAACGCAGCCGGGCGGCGGGCACTTGGCCAGCGCTTGGCGGGCACTTGGCGGGCACTTGGCGAGGTGGGCCAGGGCGACCGGGAAGACGGCGGTTGGCGATGCAACGGGGAATGGATCACGCGCGAGGCGGGGAAAATCGGGACCGTCGGGCAGCGCCTAACCCGTTGCAGTCAAACGACTTACGGCGACCGAACCCAGGGGGCGGTGCCCACGCGCGGGCGTGCGTTTATTGTATTATCAACCCTGGAGATTTTTCCCCCGTTTCTGTCATCCACCCTTCGCCTGTCTATTCACCTCGCACGATTTGGCGGGTAGGGAGAGGCGGAACGCTAACCCTCGCCAGTGAGGCCGCTAGGGGGCTTCAGCGGGACATCCCTTCGAGTCCGTTTTTCCGGCTCAAGCGGAGATACGGTGCGGTTCGCGCTACGATCGTTTGTGTCAGCGCATAACGGGTCCCCATACCATTTTGGGGGCGTGGGACACTCGGAGGTCCACCACGTTGAAGCGTCTTGCGTGTTTCGGTTTTTGGCCGATCCTGACGACTTCGACTGTCTTCGATGGTTGTGTAGCGGGTCGTTTCAGACCCTTCCATGACGGCGACAGCTGCCGGTTTCGCCTTCCTACTCGGGCGAGTATTTGGGCTGCGTTTCGCTTGGTTTCCCCGGTGCGTTGGCAACCAGAGGAGCGTCGGTAGAGTAGGTACGCCTGGTTGTAGTGATTTTGGCCGGGGCGTCAATCAAAACCTTTTGTCGCTGATTGCATTGCGGTATTCGCCGCAAAAGTCTTCCACGTCGGCTGCCGTCAGCCTCAAGGACCTCGCGAATCTTCGCGCCGCGATCAACCCACTGGCGGACGAACTCGTGTTTATTGCGAGTTGATTTCAGCATTTAGAGTCGCCCAGTCACGAAAAAACCGCTGATGTATTGGGGGGACACTACATCAGCGGCTGGAGGCCATGTTGAGTAACATGGGGAGCCTGGATTGTACGACAAATGCGACGTAGGTCAAAATTGACCCATTTTTGACCCAAATGGTGGAAGCGTGGCCTACTGAAACCCAAATGGCGGCAAAGAAAACGAACCGCCAACCGCTTCCATGATCCGAACGGCGCCGGGCGGCCAACGTGGGCTGGACCTGACCCCGACGCCGCCCAGTCATACGGCGCATAAAAGCGACCGGCTCGCCTGGGGCAGGTAGACGGCCCGGTCAGTGTGTTGGACTGGGTCCAACGGGAGCCAATATAGCGGTAACTCCGCGCCTGAAAAGGGGTTCGATCGTTCGGCGAACAGTTACCGAACGATCGAACTTCCCCCCCCGGTGGTAGTTGGTCATCGGCAAACGCCGGCGGCACAGGCTCGGGCTCGACGCGAGCCAAACAGCCGGATTCGTCGGACGCGTCGAGCGCCTTTCTGGACGGCGCCTTTCTGCGACGCCTTCTGGGCTGCGACGGGGGCGGACTTCTGGGCCGCTACCTTCTGGGCTGACTTCTGGACTGGGACCAGTCGGCCAGCAAAGGCAGGGGTGGCGAATAGTAGGGCGATCAGGATTACGGCGGTTCGCATTCTCTTGCTCCGTGGAATTCTCGTGGACTGAAAAACACCCCGCCGAGGGATCACTACTCGGCGAGGCATTGAGTGTTGCGGATGACGCCCGCCCGCGCTGAGCCGCCAAGGAGCAGCTTGCGTATTTTATGCGCCGGTCATCCGCCCAGCGTACGGATTCTGCCGCTACCGTCAAGCGTCATCGCAGTTATGGCGCGGGCTGAATGCCGCGTTCAAGGACGCCAGCGACCATCTCGGCTTTCTTAGACGGGGGCGGTGTTTTCCGGTTGGCGATCATGGGCGAGTTTCCTAGAATGGCGGGCGAGGTTTCAGGAAAGTGACAGGCAAATGTCCAATGCTCCTGATGCGCCCAATGGCGCGAAACCTTGGTATCTCTCCAAAACTCTTTGGTTCAACGCGATCACTCTCGCGTTGCTTGCGATCGATCTAGCCATCGGCGCTAACGCAATCACCACCCCCAAAGCCCTGCCGTGGATTACGGTGTTCATTGGCGTTGGCAACGCAGTGTTGAGGCTCCTTACGGGTGCCCCTATTGAACGTCCTATCGGGGGCAAAGATGGCAAATGAAGAACGCAATGAATCGAGAAGGTTGGCGCCATGCCAATCTACTGATGCAAAACTCCTTAACGCCGCTCGTGGTTTACTGGTCTTGCTGGTGCCAATTGGCGGTATTATTGGCGCTTACTATTCGACGCGTGCCGCTCTTGAATTCGACATTCGTGAGAATCGCGGTCGGCTGGAACGCATTGAGGAAACACTCAAAGAGGAAACAGTCTCGCTCAAGCGAAGCATTGAGCGCGTTAGAACTGACCTTGATGCTCACTGTAATCTCGGTCCTGACGGGCTTCCTCATCCCCAAGGTGTTATTCGCGATGTGATCGATTTAGAAGAACGCGTCAAAAACCTGGAACAGAAAGTCAAATGAAATATCTACTCTCGCTGCTCGGCGTGCTGTTTCTCTTCGCCGCCGTCACGCCAGAAACCCAAGCGCGACGCCGATGGTTTCGCCAACGGTCCACAAGTTACGCTTACACGTACGTCAACGTCTGGGGCGTCGCCGCCAACGATCAAGAGCGATGCGTGGCCGAAGCGAACTACATGGCGGCCAACTACGCCTACTACCATGTTGGCGCGAACATCGGCAACTTTGAAGGCTGGGGCGTTGGCTCCACGCCGAGTTGTGGGACGTGCGTGCCTGGCTACGGGATGACGCTGACTGGCGACGCCGCGTGCCAAGCCAGCAACGGCCAATGGTTCAGGGTTCGGTCGTGGCGTTAGCTTGGTCCTCATCGGTTGGGCGCCACTCGGCGAGTCGCACAGACTGAACCCTCGTGAATCGCGTTTCGCCAGTCGTCAGCGTGAATTCACGCTCGCAGTGTTTACAAGCGATCGTCTGCCCAAGCTCGACTTCCGTATCGTCCGCCATGCCGTCGAAGCAGTGGGCGAGGCAACATCGAAGAACGCCAGCTGGGCTAATCATCGTTTCGCTGAGCTTCATGATTTCTCCCTCTTCTCCATCCGAACGGCGACGCTCTTGCCTAACGGATCGCGAGCGCCCAGGGTGTTAACGCCCCTGGCGACAACCCGCCGTCAGGGTCGGAGATGTATTTGCAGAAAGCCACGAGAGAAAAACGGGGGACGCCGGTAGAACATTTGTCCACAAGAGTGAAAAAAACCCGGCGTCCCCACATTCCTTAGTTGGCAGATGCAGCTGCGTGTTCCCGCTCCACGTCGTCGAGGAACAATTCGATTTCCTCTTCAGACGCCGATGCGATGTCGTCCCGCGCGTCGTTGAGCGCGCGTCGAAGTCGCTTGCCTCGGTAACCCTGCCCTCGCAACTGGCTGGCGAGTCGCATCCGAACAAGTGGTCCGTTTCGCTTGATGCGGTTGGCCCGCGATTTATTATTATCTTCCTGACAACGCTCGAAGAGTTTCAGAAAGATCGGCGCTAAGATGGTCACCCATTCCATGATTGTCGCTCCATAAAAGACGTTAGTTTCTCTCCCTGAAGGAGATACGGTGTCCCAACGCAGCTGCGACTTTGCATACGCTGAGAAAATTGACTGTTTTGGACGTGTAGGCGAGGACGCGGCGACAGGTCGATTCACTAACTCCCGATCGGCTGGAAAGCACCGCCCAGGACACTCGCTGGTCTACGCGGGATTCCTCCAATTCTGTGAGTACATTCTTGACGCCGTTCTTCAAACGCCGCTCGGCTGCATGATCCATAACGATCCCTCTTTTGTTTGGGACCAAACTAATCCTGTCTCTGTCTATCAATATCCGCTAACGTGCGCCGGGTGCCACCAAAGCAGCCGGTGTGAAACCGACTTGCATTGGCGGCAGGGTCGTTCCCGATCGCCGTCAACAGACCTCGTACGTCCGACCATCCTGGCCACGCACACGGATTAGTCTATCAGATTAGTCAGTAAAGATCGCTCCTTCTGGTCCGTCATGCCAGATGCCGTAGTGCTTATGCTCCACAGTCATCTGGCGGGCTTCCCGTTTGGTGTAGCGGCGCACGTCCGCTTCCTCAATTTCGCCAACCATGTAGTACAGTTTACGCGGCATCGGCTTCGCGTGGTCAGTGAAGCCGTACAACGGATCGATGACGCACGGCAATACCTCGGCCCCGAAGCCTTTGAGAGGAAGGTCGATTTCCAGCCAAGCGTGGCCAAAGGGCGTACCTTTAGCGTGCCCGCTGTCGATGTTGTCGGTCAGATGCGGGTAGCCGTGGACAAGCAGGCATTCGGCATCCAACTCGTCATACCAGCCGTTGTGATGAATGCAGAACGTGTCCTCGAAGCAGTGGCCAGGCCGCGCGAGTTTGTTCGCCCCGATCTTCATCAGTCGCCTCGCAGATCAGCGACGAAAGCGGTCGCTTCTTTAACTTCCTTGGAACCGTACTTGTTCTGCAACGACCGAATCTCTTTGAGCAGGGCGAACGTGTCGGTGGCTTCCTGCTGAGCGACCGAGACGACGGCGGCAGACGCTGCCCTGGCGGCTCGTGGCTTTCGGGAAGTCGGCGTTTTTTTCGGCTTCGCTAGGTGTTTTTTGCATTCCTCGGCCATTGTTTTGATGGTCGGGTTGCGTTTGTCGTTGCCCTCGTCGTCAAGCAACTCGATGTCGTCAGAGCGGCCAGCCTTTTTCAACTCTGACAGGAATCCACGCACTTCGCCCACTTCCTCTAACTCGCAGAGTTCAGCTAATCGGCGAGCCCGAGTCCATGAAAGCCTCGCCCCGTATTGGACAGCACTCGATTTTTTTGCCACAGCGTCCCCTTTTCGGGTATGAATCTAAACATGAGTGGAAGGATACGATTCTTCGGCGGCCCCTGGCACAACCAGATCCCTCACGTCGAAACCTGGACGGTCGCAGTGCGCACCCCGACAGACGAAGGTGAATGCCTTTATCGACTTTGTCGGTTGCGTCTACACGGGACCACTTTCTTTGAATACCTGCACGAAGGCTTGGTCGCAGACGATATGAAGCGAGCTTCAGACGAACTGGACTGGGCTGTCGACGGGTTCTTCATCGAACCGTGGTTTTCACCGATCGAGCGTCACGATTAGTCACGAGTCGAGCGATCGGATACCTTAGTAACTGGATCGCCACTATAGCGTATAAGTCGCGGGCATGCAAATTTTCACCCACCGACGGGTTTTGATGCGTTCGGATGCTCCTTGCGACCATGTTTTTTAATGTGCGCGATCAGCGTGGCGCCGGTGATGCAGGCGCCACGTCCGTAGTAGTAGATTTCGCCGCCTTCGCTCTTGATTCGGGCGAGTAGCGATTCGCCAAAACCCATCTCTTTGCGCAGGTGTTGGAAGCCATAAAGGGCGTCGGGGTGAATTACAGTTGGGTAGCGATATTCTTCGGCCATCGTTTCGGTCCTTAAGCGGGTTTACGTTTCCTGTCGGTGCGGGGGAGCCCGCCGACTTTCTCCGCAGCGATACGGCCAATCATCTGTCCTTGTGGGGTCGGATCGATTTCGACGGTCAATGGTTCGACCTTGGCGGTGTGTTTGCAGTAATTGCGGTACAGACACCGAATCCGTGCAACCTTGAAGTAGCGGTCGTTCTTACCGTTGCAGGTGATTCGGTGATACGGCTTGCGGTTTTGCTTGCGAGCCATCGCAACTTCGATCGCGTCGCTGATCTGCTCGAAGGGCATGCGGTAGGTGTGGCGGTAGCGGAAGATCAGACGCATGTACGCCGTGAGTTCGTATTTGATCCGCAGCCGCTTGCGTCCCTTCTCACCTTTGACTCGCACGGATTCGTAACCCGCTGGCGAGGGTCCGGCCCAATAGCCGTTCTGCCGGCCAGCTGCGACGCTTTCCTTGACTCGCTCACCAGTCTGGCGTGACTCCAACTGCGCAAATGCGACGAGAGTAGTCAGCATCATCTCACCCTGGGGAGTCGACGTGTCGATGCCCAAGTCTGCGAAATGCATCTTGACGCCTTTAGCGTTGAACAGTTCTTGCGTGAGGACGAAATCTTTCTGGTTGCGAAAGCAGCGATCGACTTTAGCGAAGACGACGTGGTCGCCGCGACGCAGCTTCGAGTTCAACTTCTTGCCGGCGGGGCGCTCGATAAGCGGTATCTTGGCGGCAGACACACCCTCCTCGGAAAACCGCTCGGTTGCTTTGGGGTCGATGTCGTTTGACTCTGCGATCATCGCCGAGAAGTGATGCAGCCGCCGGTCCTGGGCTTGAAGCCCCAAGCCGCTATCCACCTGCTTGTCGTCCGACACGCGGATGTACTCGAACATCTTGGGTTCGCGGTCGGCTTCAAACGCCTCGAAGAAGACGAGGTCTTCGCGTTCGCTATTGAGTTTCGCGATCTTGGCGTCAAGCGCCTTCTTCTCACGCCAGAGTGGCGTTTGACGAACTTTCTTGCGTGTGCCTCGCGTGTAGCAGGCTTTGCAGTCAGGCTTTTTGCCGTCTTCGTCAGCGATCGAGTTGTAGAAGTCGTCGCGAGGCTTCTCTTGCCCACACTTGCTGCAGCGTTTTAGAATGTCATCAGACATGACGTTCCCTCCTATTAGGGTTCGTTGTGAGGCTCGTTGCGGGCTCCACCCCGCAGCGGGCTGTTTCTACTTCTTGGACGTTTGGCCTTTGATAGCCGCACCTTTGACGGTGGTCATCTTCTTGCTCGGAAGTTTCGTCGGGCCGCGTCCGCCTTGTCCACTGTTGCTTCCGCCCTTTTGGGCGCCACTGGAATTTGCCATCTGTTTGCTCCTTATGTCAGACACCCGGTGATCCTACCAAAATTACTGCCGTGATGGAACGTAGTTTTCGATTCTAGCGCGGTCGCACTTCTCTGACGAGTCGTTGAGCGCCAGTAGGAATCGGCGGATTGCCGCCAGGCTGGTCGCTTTCCCTGTCGTCATGCGAACTGTTTCGAGCTTGACGATCGGCCCCTTTTTGTCGTCGCCAGCCCTGAGTCCTTCCCGCGACCACCGCTCTAGCTGGCGGTAACTGTAGACACACTTGTGTTTGGCGTCAGTGATGATAAACGGCGATTCATCCAAGATTGCGCAGGACATCGATTTTCTCTCCATGAATTACCGGGTCTGCTTTTATTCTACCGTGTCCCCCTGTCTACGGCCAACCGCTGCTGAGGTGTTTTAAGTTTGCGCGGTCCCTCGGTTACGAGTTGCATCCAGCAACGAGCAGCCGGGAGACGAGATGGCAAAGCAACACGACTTCACAGATGACATGAACGAAGGTGCCCCAGAGACGCTGGGCGCCCCCGTCAATGGTGGAACTCCGCTTGATGTCTTCACTGAAGCTGCTGCCAAGCTGCAGGGCGGCGACGACAAAACCGCCGACCCCTCAAGCGCTTTGCTACCGTCACCCGAGTCGATTGCGCCCACGACGCCGTCCGAGCCTGAGCCTGAGACAGCGGTCGAGCCAACTGAGACAGTTAGCACGCCAATCCTCGACGCGTACCGATCACGGGGGATCGACCTAGAAGGCTACGAGACAGACGCCGACTTCGTCGCCCAGCTTGAACGGCAAGCACTCGATGGAATGGACGCCGCTGAACGGCTTCGCGATCCGGCCTACCAAGAGTGGCAAGAGCAACGCCAAGCCCCGCCTGAGCCAGAGCCAGAACCAGAGGAAGAGACGCCTGGACCGTTCGCGGACTGGACGCCGCCGGAAGTTAGCGACGAGTGGGAAGCCCTCGTCGCGAGAGGCGACATCGAGTACGACGCCGAAGCGGGTCGTTTCGTCGCCGCGAGGGACTGGGTTGACCAATCCATCGCCGACAAGATTACGACGGCACGACGCTGGGAAGCCGACCACGCCCGCAAGCTGGTTCGCGAATTCCCAACCCTGGTCGAGCAAGCCACGCAACGCCTGGTTGAACAACAAGTAGGTGACTTCGATGAGCGAGTCCAATCGCAAATCAAAGACTACTTCGGACAGCAACAGCAACTCAGCGAATCCGACCAGCAGTACAACGGCTTTTTGCACCATTACCGTGAGCAGCTGTTCGCCTTGGATGCGGACGGCGGTTACCAGCTGCAGGGCGATGGCGCAGCAAAGGTGTCCGAAGAAGGCCAGCAATTCTTAGCCGTCCGTGAACAGGGACGCGCCTTCTTCGAGAAATACAACATTGAAGCCGACGACAACGCGCTCAACGACTACGCGATGGAGCATTGGCGCCCCGCCGCTCCATCGCCATCTGAAACAGCAACGAGCGGCGAGGAAACCCCTCAACCAACCGCGCCAACTTCGCCGGAGCTTCCGAAACATCGCAATGAGCGATTGAAAGAGGGCTTCGCGAAAGAGAAGAACCGCATCAACGGCCAGCCAGATACGCCGCCAACTAATCGGCGTGTCGCAGCTGCTGCTGAGCGTGCAGCGGAGGACATGGACTTCGCGGAAATGGTTGACGAGGAATCGAAGAAACAAGGCATCATCTAAACGGAGTCTAAGAGATGGCTGAAGCCCTCACGGTCGTTAACACGACTGCGCGAAAGTATTTCGCAGGCGCTGCCGACCTGACGGTACGGCGGCGACTCTTCCTACGACTGCTGTCCGAAGCTGGACGAATTTCGTTCAACGAAAACGGGGAGTCCTGTTATTGGAACGTCGAATTTTCGCAACCGCCCGTGCAATCGCATGGCGCCAGTGGCGAGTATTCGTTCGACGAACACGACCTCTATCGGCAGCTTAACGTCGATGTTCGCGGCTATGTCGCCACGGACAAGATGGACTTTAAGAACACGCTGATGAACAAGGGCAACGTGGCGATCATCAATCGCTACAAGCGGATTATGCCCAACCTGAAGAAGTCGTTGGACGACCACTTCCACGGTGAGCTTTACATCGACGGCTACGCCACTGGAAACGGCAACCGGCTTCACGGTCTGCAGTCGTTCCTTGGCTACGGAACCGTCGCCGCTGGCGATATTGTCGCTGTTCCTAGCGACACGTATGGCACTCGATCGACGGCGCTCGCGTCGGAGTCGGGCCAATGGTCGACCGACCTTGGCACGAAGCCCAACTCGACGATCAACACCGACTGGCCGGACGGCAAAGGCGACAGTGATTACGACTACCTGTCGCCGATCATCGTCAACAGTTCGTCCACCGCTTGGGGTGCGACGACCAACTGGGAAGACAATTGCGGCAAGATCCTTCGTCGAACCACGACCTGGCTCACGAAGAACGGCGGCAAAGATGGTCGGCCAACTTGTTACATGATGGGCAACAACAAGTTCAACGGCTTCCAAGACTATCACGAAGCGAAGTTTCGGAACATTATCCCTCACCCCGAAGCCCGCGACCTCGGCTTCCCCGACACGCTCAATCAAGACGGCGTGATGGTCAAGTACGAATTTGACGTGCCGGCGACGGAAGTCTACGCGATCAACGTCCATCAGATGGAACTCGCGTCCTGGGATGACGTTTTGTTCGGCACACGAGGACCGTACTACGACATCAAGTCGGATGCGTACCTCTTCAAAGCCGGCTTCTTCGGCAACGCACGGTATCAGCCGAAATACTTCGCGCTGATCAAAGACTTGGCCTAAGCCGAAGGAGCGATTTGATGGCTTTGAAATCAGGAACAGTGCCGGCCTTGACGACGGCGCTTGGGAGCAACGCCGCCGCTGCGGATGTCGTTGGCAAGTTTGGCGTGGATGGCGCAACCATCACGGTTGGCACTGAAGCGACAGATGTCATCAACGTGGCGGTGCAGCTGCTGGACGCCGGCGGCCTCGACATGACAGTTCGTTCGTGCGTGCGGGTTTATCTGTCCGACGACGCGAACGGCGATTCGATCGCTAGTACGGCGCCGGACTCTGGAATCTCGATCGGCACCGACGGCGTGCTGGAAGAAACGACGGCTGACAAAGCCGGGTTTGTCACGAGTGAATCTGACGGCGACTTCGACATCAATGTTGAAGAGTCGAGCATCGACACATGGTATCTGATCGTCGTTCTTCCCAATGGGAAGTTGGTCGCATCGGACGCCATCACCTTCGCGTAAAGCGGAACAAGCGGCTGCGTGTGAGTGAACAGGGTGAACCCCGACAGCACGCAGGCGGAACTTTTTGAGAGAGAGGTGATCTGATGGCTGGTGCTGGAATGGGTTCAATGCCCCGAGGTAAGTCTTGGACGAGTATTCCGTCGGATGCGGAAGGCTTGGTCAAGTGGTTCCCCGACGTTGACTGGTCGCAGCAAGGCGTGAAGCCTCGCAATAGCAACTCGCTCGTCAAATGTCGGTTGGTTCAAAACAACGATGCGACGACGCTTACCGCGTCTTTGCTCGTCACTTATGAGGCTGGTTCGTTCGGCAAAGTAGTCGACGACTATGCAGCTGCGACCGATCAGCCGGCTGGGCTAGTGGATGAATACATCGGCTCGGGCGGCGTGCCCGTCGGTAGCTGGTTCTGGATCGTTCAAGAGGGTCCGTGTACTGCGCACGCGCTCGGAACGGTTACGGCTGACACGATTGTCGCTTGCGCTGCCGGCGGCAAGATCGACAACGCCTCATCCCCTCCAACGGACAACGATGTTGGCCGCGCTATGGCGGGGATCGCCAGCACGACCGGGCGGGTGTGGCTGAACCTGTTGTATTCCTAACAAAAGCTGAATCACTGGAGCGTCAGTTCCAGAGTAGGGAGCCGCGATTCGGCGTAGTAAACCGAGTCGCGGCTTTTTTGGTAAGGCGATGACTGAAAAAAACGGCAACGATAAAAAACACAAGTGTCGCAATTCTGATTGCAAGCGCCCGATTCGTAAGAGCGTGGACGGTCAGCATTACAACCTGTGTCGACAATGCCGCCTCGACGCCCAGATGGCGAAAGAGGGAAAGCCGGAAGTAGACCCGACCATCAGCCGCGAGAAGCGCGAGTTGATGAAGCAGACCAGCAGCATCCTTTTGCAAGCTGGCGACAAATACGCCGAAGTCGTCCAGGTGTGCGATCGCATGATGTCGATGCATGGCGGGCTTGAGGGTTTCTGCCTTGAGTGGAAACACCAAGTCGACACCGCCATGTCAAGGAACCCTGGTTCGCGGCTGGTGCTTGACTACTTCCGTGACTTGGTCCGGCTGCACATGAAAGCAGCTGAACATCGCCCCGCCAATACAGACATCGACGCGATGGAGTTGGAAGACGTAAGCGCCGAAGTGGAGCGCATGGCGTCCCAAATGGGATTGCGTTTATTGGCGGACGAAAATGACGAAGACGCAGCGTAGCATTACGCCTAGCAATCAACAGCGACTCTTAAAACTCGCCGCGCATCGATCGCGGTTGGAGAAAGAGGCGTTGAATATATTTCGTCCCAAGCCCAACCAACTGAAGGTCTTCTATTCGGGCGCGTCGGAATTGCTGTTGCGAGGCGGCAACCGATCGGGCAAGTCGGTGTGCGCTGCGATGTTGTTCGCGTCGGCGTGTACTGGGATTCCGATCTATGACAGTGACGGCAATAGTCTTCCGATCTATGGGCCGCACGCTTTTGCGCACGAGCAGAACCGCCCGATGACGATGTGGACGATCGGGCTTGGCGAAAAGCACATCGGCCAGACGCTGCATCGATTGCTGTTTCAACGCGGCTTGTTCGACATGGTCAAAGACCTTGAGACGGACAAGTGGCGAGCGTATGACCCTGAAACGGATCAGGACCGTCAAGCCGATCGCCGCCCCTCGCCGCCGGCGATTCCCAAAAGGCTGATTAACCCCAAAGGCTGGGGTTGGAAAGACAAAGCCAACCGCCTGTTCACCAAATGCGAGTTAACGAACGGCACGACCATCTACGCGTTCACGTCGGTGGCTGACCCGAAGATGGGCGACCCGGTCGACTACATCTGGATCGATGAGAAAATCAAATTTCCTGGTCACTACGCGGAGTGGCAAGCGCGTATCTCTGACCATGAGGGACGCATCGTCTGGTCGGTTTGGCCTGGCCACGGCTCGCACGTCGTCGTCGATTTGAGCAAACGGGCGAAAGATCAACAGGACCGGAAGAAGCCGGACGTTGAAGAAGTCGTCTTGCGATTCAGCGACAACCCGTTCATCAAGGAAGACGAGAAACGGAAGCGGCGAGAGGGCTGGAGCGCAGAGGAAATCAAGTCGCGTGATGACGGCGAGTTCGTCTTCGGCGCGTCTCGTGTCTACCCGAACTTCAGCGAATTCGTTCACCGTACGCCGCCGGCCAGCGAAGGCGACTACGACGCGGCAGATAAGATCCTCGCGAAGAACGGCGGGATGCCGCCGACGAATTGGTGTCGCGGTTTGATCCTCGACCCTGGTCACTCGCACCCTGGCGTCCTGCTGACCGCGATCGCCCCGCCTGACGTTGCCGAGGTATGCGGTGGCGATGTTCACGTCATTTACGACGAAGTCTATATCCCCAGCTGCGACGCCCACACGCTGGCGAAGCACGTTTTGCACAAGGCGAAGAGTCAGTCGTTCCATTACTTCGTGATGGACTCGCACGCTGGCCGAACGACGCCGATGGGCTTCAGTAAAACGGTTCGCGAGCATTACGAAGACGCGTTCAATCTTCTAAGTCTGCGATGCGTCTCGACTGGCGGCACATTCCGCATGGGTAGCGATGACTTGATGGGCGGAATCGAAGCCGTCCGCGAAGCACTATACATCCGCCGGAACGGTCGCCCCAAGCTGCGCCTGGTTACCGGCAACTGCCCGGCGTTTATCAAACAGATGGCGATGTACCGCAAAGAGGAACATCCCTCGTCCGGCGTCACAGGCGAGAAGCCGGCAGGCCGGCAGATCGATCCTCTTTGTGACTGCATCCGCTACTGGTGTGCTGGCGACTTCCAGTACGCGCCGCCGCCAATCAACGCTATGCCGGCCAGTCCGGCGCTTGAGTATTTCCGTAGTCAGTGGTCCCCAGCGCCGAAGCAGGATCGCATGTCAGTGACGTGTGGACCCGGCGCAACAACAAACGAGGTTTCCCAACGATGAGTAGCAAACAGCGAGAAGGCTTCGACAGTGGCGAGACAACGGTCATCGGTTGTCAGGTCGTGTTTTACGAGAAGGGCGACACGCGAGCGACGCCGATCGCAGCGGTCGTCACCGACATCGATTATCTCAATCGCTGCCACTTGGCGACGCTTCCCAAGCACGCGATGCAGTTCGTTCTGCGACGCAACGTCAACCATGTGCTAACGGATGTCCAAGACCCAGTCGCCGCCCAGTACGGACTCTGGGAAACGCTCAGTGAATCGATTCAGCGCCAGCAACTCAAGGACGCGGAACGTATCGCGAAATCGCGTCAAGCGCAGGCCCACGTCGCTGAAGCGGAGACGGGCGAGCAAGAGCGTGTGCAGATTATGCGGCTGAACGCAGCCGGCAAGTCCAATAAAGAGATTGCGAAAGAAGTCGGCGGCAAGTGGAACGCCATGACGGTTAGTAGCGTGATTAAGAGCCGAACGACCCAACGCGTAACCGCAGGATCGACTGAATGATTAGCGCCCTCGAATCCTCACGCGTGTCGCCCGATCCGACGAAGAAGACGGAAGTAATGCGACCGCTCGTTAGTGGCTGGCTCGGCAAGATCCAGCAGGCGATAGCTGTGCGCAAACCGTGGGACTCGATTGCGAACCAGTGCCACCATTTTTTCAGCGGCGAAATGGGCTTCATGTGGGACGACAAGTTCCAAGCGAAGTACCTCAACGGCAAGATGAAGCCGCGTTTTAAGATCACGCTGCAAAAGGGATTCGAGTTGGTGTCCATCTTTGGACCCACGATGTACCACCAGAATCCGGCTCGTGCCGTCCGCCCGCGTAAACAGTTCGAGCCTGACCCTCAGATGTTCGGCGGGGAAGAGTCGCCGATGTTTCAGCAGGTTGTGCAAGAGCAGTTGAAGCGCGACATGGATGACGACATCCGCACCCAGTTGATGGAACTCTATCTGAACTACACGCCGGACGAGCAGCCGTTCGGCGGCCTCGCCGAAAACTCTCATTCAGCAATCACCGAGGCGTTGGTGTCAGGGCGAGGGGTCGTCTGGCCGCGCCAGTATAAGATGCCGGGTTCGCAGCGAACGCTGACCGGATGTTTTTTCGACTCGCAAGAGAATCTGTTTTATGACCCCGATTGCACCTCGCTCGACGACGCTTGGTGGGTGGCGAAACGAGAGGTCTTGCCGTACTGGAAGGTCGAACGCGAATTCAATCTGCCGAAGGATTCGCTGAAGGACAAAGCGACTGCCGAAAGCCACAACGGTCGAGGTGAGCAGAGGGGCGACGACCTGGCGTCGTTTCATCGCAAGCAGGGCGTGACGAACGACCTAATCGTCTTCTACCGTATCTGGTCGAAGATGGGTTGCGGCGGACGACTGACCGGCGTTGACACGTCCTTGCGAGAGACGTTGGACGAGGTTTGCGGCGACTATTGCTACGTCGTTGTTTGCGAGGGCTGCGACTGGCCGCTCAACGCGCCAAGCGACGCGATTGAGAGGGAATCGGACGATCAGATCGAGAAGCGGTTTCGTTGGCCGATCCCGTTTTGGCGCGATGACAAATGGCCGTTTGCGATGTTGGACTTCTACCCGAACCCCAAATCGCCGTACCCAATCGCACCGATGGCGCCCGGCTTGGGCGAGTTGACTTACCTCAATATCTTCATCAGCCATCTTGCTGGGCGAACGTGGTCGAGCAGCCGTGACATCATCGCGGTCTTGGAGCGGGCGGCTGCGGAAGTCGAGGGACCGCTACGATCGGCGGAAGACTTGGCGATCATCAAGATCAGCGAAGTCAATAAAGACCTGAAGCAGTGCATTCAATGGATCGACCAGCCGAACGTGAATACCGACGCGTTCCAAATGATCGACCGAATCACACATCTGTTTGAGCAACGTACCGGCTTGAACGAGTTGGTGTACGGCTTGAATCCTGGCGGCGCGCAGAGTCGTTCGGCGACCGACAGCAAAATCAAGAACAAGAACAGCCAAGTCCGGCCAGACTATATGGCTAGGCGTGTCGAAGCGTGGATGGAACTAGCGGCGGACATGGAGAAGTTCGTCGCGCGGTGGTTTGTCGAGGGAAAAGACATCCAAGACCTCGTTGGCCCGGTGGGCGCTCGTCTCTGGGACGAGAAGGTCGTTGGCGTAGAACCGGAAGTCGTCGTGCGGGAAATGCGCGCTACAGTCACCGCCGGTTCGATGCGCAAGCCTAATAAAGAGCGAGACACCGAGAATATCAACGCGGTCGTTTCGACCCTCTTCCCGGTGCTGGACAAGCACGCCGACGCTACGTCGGACACGAACCCGCTCAACGCGTTTGTCGAGCAATGGGGCGATGCGATCGAGATGGACGTTGACGAGCTTCGGATGGGTCCTCGTACGCCGGCACCGCCGCCGCCGCCGACGCCAGAGCAGCAGCAAATGATGCAGCAGCAGGCGGAAGCCGAGCAAGCGAAGGCGCAGGCCGAGTTGCAGAAGGGGCAACTGGCGATCCAGAAGTCGCAAGTCGACATACAGGCGGCGCAGGCGCAGGCAGCCGTTGACCAACAGAAAGCGCAAATCGAGATGCAGAAAGCGCAGGTCCAAGCACAAACGGCGGCCCAGTCCGCCCAGCTGGAACTTGCCGTCAAGCAAGCCGACGCCCAAACCAAGCAGCAAGACGCCGCGCTGAAGCAAGCCGACGCGATGGCGAAGGTGGAAGAGACTCGCATCAAGACTGAGGAAGCTGGCGTCAATGCTCAGTCGGCTGCGATGCAGTCAGCGGCTGACGTGGCAATCGCTCAGTACGACGTGGAAGAAAAGAAGTTGGAAGTGGACCTGAAAGAACTCGACATCGAGTTGAAAAAGCAGGACATCAAGCTGAAGCAAAAACAACTGACGCTGATCGATAAGAAGCCAGCGTCGGAGGGAAACAATGACGATTCTAACTGACCCTAAGAAACTGGTGACCGTCCAGTTCGATGAAGCAACGGCGGCGACGCATGAGGTTGTTGCGTTGACGGCGGGGCAACGCATCACAGTCTACGAAGCCCATCTCCGTGCGGTCGCCGCGAACGACGTTTCGCTAACGAGTGCGGCGACGGTGAAGATCGGTCCTGTCGGCTTGATCGCAGGCGGGGCGATCGACAAACCGGCCAATCAATTGATTCCGGTTGTTCAATGCGTCGCCGGGGAAGCGTTCCAAGTCGTGCTTACCACGACCGGTCGCGTCACAGGCTGGTTCCGCTACATCAAGGAGTAATTACGTGGCTGGTTGGACTACGAAAATCAACGGTGTGTCTTATCGCGCAACCATCGTCGCCGGCAAAACGGTGTACGACCCGCCTCTGCCTGACGAACAGATCGCGAGGGACAAGCAGCGAATGCGCGAAATGGCCAAGGCAGGGAAAGCGCCGGGCTGTGTCACCGACTCAACATTCTTCGCGGGCGTTGGCACGTTGGATAAGCAGTTCGCCGACGATCCAGCAGGGCTTGCACGAATCGTTGCCAAGGCGAAAGCCAAAGGCTACACGCCGATGCCGGGCGACTTCTATCAACCTGGCCTGGCCGACGACGAAGGCGACCCACAAGCGTTTGTGAAATCGCGAGGCGAAGTCCAAGAGCGGTGCATCGAACGAGGCGTACCGTGCGAGGGCTCGTGCAAGGTCACGGATGCGGAAGCCCCGGCGCGACCGGAGCGAGCCCGCAAAAGACGCGTGACGTTAGGGAAGGATATTGTCGCTCGTCACCTGCGCGAACGGCAGGCGGCCAATCCTGAATTGAACGTCAAGACCGAGACGGCGGACATCATCGAAAAACACGGTGGAAACCATGTCGATTGAGCTTTACACGTATAAGGATGCTTACGACCACGTCGTTGATGTCTTCGATGTTGACACGACGGGGCGGGAAGGTCGCAATGTGCGCCGAGCGATCCTTGCTGCGTATCGAGCTTTGCCGAACGTCTATAAGTGGCGGTACTACGAGCGACGCTATTCGATCCGCAGTGAAGCGTCGGTGTCAGACGGAAGCGTCGCCTACACGCATTCCACGCGAACCGTCACGTTGACGGGCGACACGTTTCCGACGAACGCGGATCTGTACCGAATCTACTTCGCCAGCGATCAGGCGCATTACCCGATCGAGTCTTACGGTTCGTCAACGACCGTGACGCTTTCCGAACAGTTGAATCCCGGTGCAGATGTAGTTGCTGGAACTTCCTACATCTGCTACCGGGCTTCCTATCCATTCCCGTCGAACTTCCGCAAGATCGATAAGGCGTGGGATGTCATCGGCAACTACGCGATCGACTATCGCGACCCGCCCGAAGCGCTAGGCCACTCGATTTGGTATCAGACGCCCAGCACGCCGACCATCTTCACGATCAACGCTGGCGACTCGGACTACTACGGCGCGTTGACGATGACGCTAAGCCCGCCGCCATCGACGGCACGCACGTACGAATTCAACTACCAAGCCGGCCCGCGACCGCTGCGGGTATTCAGTGAGTCCACCGGCACGATCGATCATGGCGCGGCTTCGACGACCGTCACTGGCACGGGAACCGCGTTTAGCGCCGCCAACCACGAAGGCGCGGTGATTCGCTTTTCGTCGGATTCGTCCACGGTTCCTACCGATCGCGAGGGCGACAACCCGTACACCGCTTACCGAATCGTCGATGAGGTTGCGTCAACGACCAGCCTCACCATCGACGCTGTGCCTGGTATCGGCGCGTCTGGCGTGAAGTATTCGATTAGCGACCCGCTCGACTTTACGACAGACACGATGCACACGTATTTCCTTCGCGCGTGCGAAGCCCAGTTCGCGTTACTGACGAAGCGAGAGGATCGCGCGGAGTACGTGCAGCTGGCGATGTTGGCGCTGCAAGAGGCAGCCGGCGGCGACTCACGAAACCGAAACTCGTCGTCTGGGTCTGTTCAACACCCGTTCCATTGGCGCGGTTGGTCAACAGTACCGGACGAAGTTGTTAACGCGAGTCCCACTTAATGAGCGTCCTTGAAGACAGCATGGATCAGATTGTCACGCAAATTGATGCGTTGAGCCTAGACGGGCTTGGCGACAACGGCGTGAACAAGCGGATTGCGCCTTGGGATCAACACAAGATCCACTCGGGCGTAACAGTCCACCTGCCGGAAAAGGAATGGGAGTTAGAAGGCACGAACACCTGCGACGACATCGCCTACCCAATCATGGTGACGATCGTTCGCGGAACTAGCGGGAGCGAGTCGGACCACGTTGGCCGCATCGCGACCTGGCGACAAAAGATTCGACGTGAATTTATCCATCAGCGGCTGTCCGGCGTCACGAGCGTTCACACCGTACACGTTCGGTTTGGTCACGTCGTCATACCAGACAAGTGGCGTAAGAACCACATCGCGACGACGATGGCTATTATCTGCATCTCTCGTGAAGAGAGAGGAAATTAAACATGGCATGCAACGCTTCACAAGGCGCCCAAGCACGACTGGCAATCGAGCAAGCAGCGGCGATTACGTCATCGGCATACGAAGTCGAATTCACTAATGAGTCGATCGAGCAGATTATCTCGATCGTCAACAGCGATGGCGTTCGCGGCACGCGGTCGCTTCACTCGAATCGCACCCGCGATCGTGCGCAGTTTGTGCAAGGTGAGATTACAACTCATCCTTCGCCAGCCGACTTGGATGTCTGGTTGCCGATGATCTTAGGCGCGGCAGCGTCCGGCGACACCTTCGCGTTGGCTGAGACGATTCCAGCAGTGGCGATCGCCAAGTATCTAGACGGCGAATACTTCGACTTCACCGGCTGCCACGTCAACCGTGCGATCTTCCAGTCGCAGGCTGGCGGGTTGGTTGAACTGAAAGTGCAGTTCATGGGGACGACCGAAGACGCGACGCCATCGTCATGGGTTCCAGCCGGCGGCATGGGATCAACGGCGGCGGATCAGCCCTACGTGCATAGTGACTCGACGGGTGCGCTGGTTCTGGCTAGTGACGCGATCGCCATGATGAACTGGCGGCTTACGATCGACAACGGCATTGACATGCGGTTCACCAACTCGCTGACTCCGACCAGTCTTTGCCCGACGACGCGGTCCATTAGTCTCGAATTCACGTTGCCGTTCAATTCGGCTGACGAAGTCGACGTGTACACGGACGGGACGACGGCGAAGACGGGGACGCTAACATTCACCAATGGATCGGTCAGCACACTCTTTACATTCCCTGCGTTGCACCAAGAGCCGCGAACGCCAAAGGTGCAGGGGAAACGCGAGATTACCAATTACGTGAAACTCGTCGCCTACGAAACGGACGCGGCGAAAGAACTAGTCGTAACCAATGATGCAACGGTGTAACAGATGCCAGCAGCGTACATCTATGACGGGTACACACAGCCGGGCCGCATCAACGCGGTCGATGGGTTGCACCCTGAAGTCAACTTCCTGTTTCGCCCCAAGTTCGGCGGCGATCGAGCGGAAGTCTACTCGCGAATGAAATTGCATGCGGAGGGGCGGAACCGAGAAGACATCGTCGACGTGGCGATTGCGGGGTCAATGGTCGAATGGGATGTGCGGGATGGCAACGACGGTACAGTTCCGATCCATCCGCAGCACGTCGCGAGGCTGCATCCCAAAGTCAAGCTGAAGATGTTTGAACAGGTCATGGCAAACCAACCCGCCGAGGAAGCGGCAAAAAACTGAGTAGCGGGGTGAAGCTGGCGTTGGTGTATCCGCTCGTCTCATCTCGCGAATGTCAAACGTGCCTGAAATGGCAATATGACGAGGCGACAGGACAGCCTATGATTCGGCGCGGCGAACCGATGAAACGATACACCAAGCCGATGTGCGAAACGGACGTTGGATGCCCCAAAGGAACACCCGACCACAACCGGGCTTTGACAGAGCAAAACCGACTGGCCTGGCAGTTCCATCGGGAGTGCGAGGCGGTCGGTTCGTTTCCTCGCGACGCGATCGTGAGGCGCAACGCGGTGGTTATTCGGAACGCCAAGGAATGGGCGGCGAAAGCAAATGCCTAACGAATACGAAGAATACGAATACGGCGACGGCTACTTTCACGAGGGCGGCGAGTTCCAGATCGACTTGGAAACCCCGCCCGAGGTCAGTGATGCCGACTTCGCCGACGACGATCCGTTCGACATACCGTCACCCGAAGAGGGGTTGCCCGACACCGACCTTCCTGACGCTCCGTTGCGAGAAGAGGGGTTGCCCGACGCTGAACTACCCGCCGCTGAAGTAGGTGAATCACCAAAGCTACCGGACCAAGAACTGCCGGCGGGGTGGGAGCCTTATGAGGCCACTGACTTTCCGGCCACGTCAATTGATCCATCAATGTTCGGCGGCGAGGCTCGTCGAACCACGGCGGATGATCTACCGACCAACCCGTGGGAAATGGCCGAGGCGCACCGCAAACCGCTCGGCCAGGTGCAGCAGTCGGCGAGCATTCCGCCACTTCCAGAGTCGGCATGGCAAGATCCGCAGCCGGCATTCGCAGAAGACCTCGCGCCGGTAGCGGCGCCCGAAACTCCTAGCGCCTCTCCTCCTGCTACTGGGGCGCCTTGGGGTGGTAGTGGGTTACCTCAACCCGCATCGTTGCTGACACCTCCGGCGCCGGGAATTGAAACCTCACCGCGCGTCGGGGGTGCGTTTACGAGTCATCCTCCGCTTGATGACGTTCCACCGCCAGCGGTTCCGACTGAACAGGCGCCCAAGGCTTACGAACCTCAGTGGTCGAACCAAAACGCTGACGGATACTTTGGCGACAACATTACACAGAACGCCGGATCGCAGAGCGTCCAAGGCACGCAGACGCACGATCAGGGCGGCCAAGGCGACTTCGACACGGCGGGCATCGAGCAGGCCGGCGAGGAAGTCAATGAACAGATTGACCAACTGGAAGACGTAGTCATTCAGATGTTCGGCAGCATCGCTGATCATATTCGTGGCGTCACCTCGTCTGTTCGTCAACTCGAAGACGCGAGGTTCACCAGCGAATGACCATCTTCAAGTTCCGCGATTTCGAGCATCCCGTCTCAGAAGTCAACTTGCTGTCGCACGATATGCAGCAGACGTACAGCAATCGCGGACACCAATTCCGCCGCATCGAGGTGTTCACGACAGAAGTCGTCATCTGCACGACCGGCCAATCGAACTTCGATACCGAGCTTTCCGAGTTGCGGACGGGGTACGGATTCGACGGGCTTGCCGGGCCGCCGCTCGCTGGTGAGCAGGCCGGCTTGTTCTGGGATGACGGTACGCCAACGTCGCACGTCATCGACGCGACCGGATCGATCAACGGCATTCAAGTTTTACGGATGAACTTCACGGGCAACGATGGCGCGGAGTTGGCGACCCAACGGACGTTGCAAATCACATTGAAGGCAGAGTATCCGGTTGATAGCGGTCAGTTCGATCAAAACCTACTGGAATGGCACAACGAGATTCAAGTCATTGGGACAGGCGGACCTCGGTTCGAGGTTTACGAATACGAGATTGGGCCGCCAGTCGTCCAGACCACGCATGAATTCACTAAAGGGCGTGCCCGTCAGTGGGGTCACGCTGTGATGGCGTACGGACCTTACATGCTGCCAGCCGTGCCGCAGTGGGCCACGTTCCTTAAACATGACAAGACGCGAGTCGGTCACACCAGCGCGCACCACCAACGTAACGGTTTCGAGAATTTCAAGACAACGTGGTACTACGAATTCGAGGCACCCATTGGGTTTAACCCCGTGGACGAGCCTGAAAAGAGGTAGAAAATGGCAAATATCGCATGGATCGGCGGCGCGTCGAATGTCGCTAAAGAGGAGTCGGTCGGTTTGGGCGGGACGTGGTCCGCGTCCGAGACGATTACGATCGACCTAGACGGCGCGGTTTCGTTGACGTTGACGCTGGGCAGTGCGTCGCTCAATGACATCGGCAACGACGTGGTCTACATGATGACGGGCAACGGGTCACTGACGAGCGGGTCAAGCGTTACGGGGCTTGGATCGGCGTACGGTGAATTCCGGCAGTTGTCAGCGGTCACGTATACGACTGCGACGACAACCCTCAATTTCGTCGGCAAGGTAGACGGGCGTCCGTTCACTCTGAATTGGTCGGACACGTCAGGGTCCGGCACGACGCTGCAATCAGTGGACATCGCAGCGGGTAGCGGCGCCGCGTGGGGGACGGCGGCCAACTGGGAAGGTGGGACAGCGCCGAGTACCGGCGACACCGCGATCTTCGACTACCGAGCGACCTCGCCGCTTAAGTTTGGAATCAACCAAGCAGCCGTCAACCTCGCGGAAGTGGACTACCGGAAAGACTGCAAATATCCGGTTGGGCTGCCAGCAATCAACGTCGATGATCCTTCGTACCCATATCCTGAGATGCTACCAACGCATTTGGAAATTGGGACGGGGACGATCGCCGTCAATGTCGGTGTTAATGGCGAGCAAGCCGGCACTAATTCGATGAGTTGGGTCAAAGTCGATACCAGTACCGCGTCAACGGTTAACGGCTTGGTGTATCAGACCGCCGTACGCTCGACGCAAGCGCCGGTCAACATCATCACCGCTTCGACAATCACTTCAACGTGGACGGTCACCGGTGGCGATGTTGAATTTGGAGTCGGCGACGGGAACTCGGCGGAAGTCGACACGCTCAACCTCGGATCGAACGCAACAGTGACGCTGGGTAGCGGGACGTACGGGACGGTGAACATGAGCGGAGGCAAGGTCTACGCGCTAACATCGCCGACCACGGTCGACGGCAAGGGCGGCGGCGGAACGTACTATCAGCGGTCAGAATCGGGCTCGACCAACTTCACCCTCAAGTACACGACGCTATTGATCGAGGGGGCTGCCGGCACTGGCACAATCGCCGCCTACGATCGTGGAATCATTGACCTACGAAACGATCCGCGAGTCAAGAGCCTGGGCGCGGTGGACCTTTATAAGGGAGCCGGCTACGCCGATCCGCTAGGCATCGCGACACTGTCGGCGGGTCTTGATCTGAACGGAATCACGACGAAGGACCTACGTGTGTGGGACCCGCCGTGCGACGTGAAGGTCACATTCGCCGCAACGACGTGATATGCCACAAGGAACCGCAACACTCTCTACGCTTCGTTCTGTCGGCGGCTATTTGTCGCTTACGCCTGGTGCTGCGCCCGGCGAGGGGATCATCTACACCGAAGCGGCCAACACGACGCCAATCATCGATACGCTGACGCTCGCGTACGGCGGGACGACGATCAACTTCCCCGACATTCGGATCGTCCGCAGCGTGTTTCTGAGGCGTGGCGGAAGGTGCCTGATGCGCCATCGCATTAAGGACCAGCGGTGGAAGATCGAGCAAGGCAAGCTCGGCGGTCGGTTCAATCGGCGAGGCGGCGACAACGAGCCGGTTGACGACGCCAACAAGAAGTCTGCCCAAGAGTTGTTCGACGAGATTGCGGACCAACTGGACATCACGATCGACAGCGCGAGTGCGGACGGCGACAGCTACCCCGATGTTGATTGGGACGCCTCCGACTCAGTCGACGCGATCAATTCGCTTTGCCGGCAAGAGGGGTTGGCGTTCTGCCCAGTTGAAGATGGCAGCTATAAGGTCCATAAAGTTGGCGAGGGCGACGATTTGCCAACTTCCGGCAGCATGAACAACTCGCAGCGGACGATGCAGTCGGCTAAGCCGCGATACGTCCGCGTCGTGTGCGGGCCGACAGAGTTCCAAGCAATGTTTCGGTTGCGAGCAATCGGGCAAGAGTCTGACGGGACGTGGAAACAGCCAATCGACTTGAGCTACCGTCCCTTTTTTGGCTGGGGTTCGGAGTCTCCTGAATCGTTCGCCGGCGTCGGAGCGAATCGCTACTTGGCGCTGAAGACGGTTTGGCGGTATTACCAAATCAGTTGGTGGGAAGATGCGCCGCTCGATGTTCCAGAAATGGACCCTGACGACATCTTTGACCCCAAGCAGGCGCGGCCAATCCTCGACCACCTGTTGGAGTCAGCGGAAGACAAGTTGACCGCCGAGCAGCTGTCGCAAGGCGCTAAGATATTCGGTGAGTTTGCGAACGGTCACATGGTGATGGCGACGACCAGCGGAAACACTGAGTACCTGGGCGACTTTGAGGTCCAGGGCGATGAGGGGCGAGTCTTTTTCCCGCTTCCCGTCTACAAGTTCACGCTCGGCCAGACAGACGAAGCCCGGTTGTATCTCCGCTGCGCCTACAACGCTCGCCATGAGAATGGGCAACTGGACCGCTACGTCCGCGAACGGGAGATTGAACCGGCCAGCGATGGCGTCGCCGTCGTTTACCGCGAAGACCTCGTGCGCCGGTTTGTCCAGCAATACTCGTTTGTTGGGGATTGGCTGAAGAACAATAACGACGACAACCTGTCGGACATCCGTGACGCCTGCGACGCTTATATCGACTTGCTGGAAACTAAGTTCGACGAAGCGAAGGACATCGAATACGACGGCTTCCGCAACGACTGCTTTCCCAATGGCAAGATCGAGCGATGCGAATTCCGCTGGGGCAACGGCGAACTAGCGACAACGCGCGCCAGCACCAACATGGACTTCGACTTTCTTCATGGGGGAGGTTGATGTCAAATCGAACGGCGCCCTTTCGGCTCCAACGGTTTGTTCAAGCGATCAACGCTGGGACGACCGACATTCAGCCGTTTGACGTTTGCGAACACGTTGGCACGGAGTTTCGCGGCGGCCTTGAAGAGGTCGTCCGCGTCCGCCAGGTCGCCCAACCGACCCACGCCACCGCGATCAATGGCGCAATGCTGCTCGGGGCGAACCAATATGGCATGGTGACATTCACTGGTCCGGCGACGGCTAACTACAACGTCTCGGATGGGTTCCCGCAGGCTGGCGAACATTGGGGAACGAACCCTGGTTCGGGAGCCCTGCGCCGAGGCGTCAATCACTGGATCATCATTGGAAACGAAGACGGACGCGCGATCGTCGAGCGAGTCAAGGATCAAGATGTCGGCGCTGGCTGGTTTTATACGCTGCACGAGATGCCACTCTTTTCGTTTCCTCCTACCGATCAGTGGCATGAAATTCCTATTATCTGGGGCGAGGCAGGTGATGGGGGCGCAGGTATTCCTGAGAGTCCCGAAACGTGGACGGTTCAATCGCAGCGATTGATCATCCACATGGCGGCGACGTGGCATCTCGAAGTCGAGGAACGGATATTTGTTCCTTGGACGTGGAGCGAGGAGTCGAACGCTGGCTGTATTCTCGTTACGCCAGGGGGAAACACTGAAGTACGCCTAGAGGTTCAATGGGGAAATCTCGTGCAACACACATTTGGCGCCGAAGCGTTTCAGAAAGAGTACCGGTTGCGAGTTCGGAGCAACGGACAAGGTAGCTTTCTCACACTGTGGAACATGAAGATTAGGAACTCACTCCGCGACGAATTCGGTTGGCGCGCGAAGGGCAAGACGCGATTTCTGAGGATGTCATGAGTTGCACGTACGACCAGTATTCGCAGCAACGATGGGTTCCGTGCCGAAACGTGGGCTTGGGGGCTGTCGTTCCATTCGGCGTGGTCGAATACACTGGCGTCGACGTGGATGCGGAAGGAACAGAGGTTGTTCGCGTGCAAGCCCCTTCGGTCGCCGGCGTGGGGAATACGTGTTTCAACGGACCCAAGGGGATGGGTGCTGGCGACTACGGTTCCGTTACATTCGAGACGCCATGTATTGGAGCGTACGACCCGCCTTCGGTCGGGCCGTTTCACGGTCAAATCTTCGGGCCGGCTGTCACGTCGCGCTACAACTCCAACGTGACAGGTAACGGCTTTGGAGTCATCGGGGATATTGATTCGATCAATCGCCTCGCTCTGTTCGACTACGGAGCGTCGGGCTTGCCGTCGCTAACCGTCAGCCTGACAGGGACGACGGACGGGACAGGTGCTTACCAGTCGATGACGGTCGACTCGCAAGGGTACACCGTTGGCGTCGGTAATGGTGGCGTGTTGAGCGTCGGCGGTGCGGGAATCAACGTCCTCAAAATCGGCGTTTACCGCATTTCACTGTCGTCATCCTTCACGATCAAAGATAAGGCCGATGACATCCCACCGACTCCGTGGGGCGTTGGGGGTGCTGGCTGGTTCATTAAGTACTGGGGTGTGACGTGTGGCCAAAAGAGCGGCGGGACAAACCCGGTCGAAACACTGAAGTGGTCAAAATTGACACGGCTAACACATCACTTAGTCGATGAATTCGAGGTAGCGTACGTGTCTGGGACCCTATCGTCGACGGAACTCCGCGCATTTTCAGCGACGGGCGCGATCAATCCGACAATCGCGAGCGATGAGGACGCGACCTTTGATGTAACTGCGACCCTTACAGTGTGGGGTCACTAATGGAACCGCGAACATCCTACAACCAACAACGATGGGCGCCTTGCCAGAATGTTGGCGACGTGGAGTTGAACGCGCATGCGGCGATGGAATACGTCGCCGTTGGCGCTGATGATGTCATTGCGGTTCAACAGGTCAGCGACGATGCCATTGAGACAACCTGTTTTAATAGTCCAAAGACCATGCAGCCGGGCGGCTACGGTCAATGCACGTTCGATGTGCCATTTCTGTCGCAGTATTCGGGGACGGCGACCACGGGGCGGTTATTCGGTCCAGTTAGCGGGGGAAGTAGCCTGTTCGATTCGCAACCCGTTCAGGGATACCCGTTGATCGGCGTCGTCGACGCTGGCGATCAAATTGGCTTGTTCGGTAAGCGGCGAAGCCAAAGTGACCCGAGCGGATCGAGCTTTTGCATGCGATTCGCCGGGACATCGATTATCACGAGGACGAATTTGACGTGGACGGGCTTTTTCGCCGGCACGAACTATCAAGGGGTTTTTGAGCCAGCGGCGGGGGATGACGGCTTGTCGATTCTGGCGAACGGGTTCTGGTACTGGGCGCTTTCTGTCACCTGGGAGCCGGTGTCATTTCTGATCGCCGATGGCCCGCACCTCCCACGGGGGTCGTGCGCGGCGGGGTGGGGTAAATGGTCTGGTCTACAGATGGATGACCACCTGTTGATTTATGGGGAGAGCCGAGCAGGCGTCCTCGGCAATATATACGCTAATGCGACCAGTGGTCAGATCCTGCGGACGACTGGCGACTGGTTCCAATTGCCGAGCGAGCCGCCGTTCCCTCCAATCCCGGTATGGGCGGAATCCCCATCAGCGGAAACGGACGTGACGGCGGTTTTGGCACTATGGAGTTGAGCGAGCGAAGTTGAGCTATAATCGAATTGCGGTACAATCTAAAGTCCTACTCTGAATGACGCTCCCTAACCACGGGAGCCCGTCGATGGCCGACGAAATCGCGATCGCCCTTCAATTCACAGTCGCCAAGAACTCTTTCTACTTCGACTACAATCCTGGTTCGCAGACGTTTGACCTGACCGGGTCGGGCGGCGGCAATCCTGGGTTGGTCAGTGTAGGAACGTCGGAAGAGGACATCAGCTTCGGCGATGTCTCGGGTGACGGCTGGATTCTGATCGTCAATCTTGACGCAGCCAGCACAGTTACATGGGGTGCAAGTGACACCACCATGAAGGACATCGGGACCATCGGTATCGGTGGGTTCGCGTTGTTCCAATTCGCGTCAGCTGCGACTTTGCGCATGCAATCCAATGGTGGCGGGGCAGTGCTTTGCGCCATCCACCGCTTTGAAGCATAAGGAATAGTTAGATGGGTAATAACCGATGGGCGCAACGACGGGCGCAACGACGGTCGCAAAAGTACGCTGCGACTAATGCGCCGCAACTGTCAACGATAAAAAAGCCGACGCCGACCAACCAGGTCCAGCAATATCCGGCGCAGATGGGAGCAGCGCCGCCGCTGACTCCGAACGGTCGTCCGCCCTCGGTCGGTCAACGGGTAGCTGCTGCTGCGCCACCTGCTCCTTCTATACCGGCTGCTGCGCCGTTTGATTTGCCGCCACCGCCCCAAAGTGACCCGCGTGCTGTCGGAGAGAATACGCCCCAAATACTGGCGCAATCGGCAGCGCAGTATGGTGGCGTCCCCTCTGTTCAGGCTGGATATGTCGATCCGCGTGATGCGTTTGCATCACCGCCACCGGCCCAACCGCCTCAAAGTCCAGGTCAACCGCCTGTCGATCCGCGTGTTTTGGGACTACTTACTCCAGAGCGTGGTGAAGCCGCTGAGTGGCCACAGCGAGCGCCGGCTAGTGGCGGCAGGTCGAACTTAGAGATCCTCAACGCCTACCGCAGCCCCAGCCTGGAGAAGAAGCCAATCGACTTCTCCGGCCAAGCGCCGACGCCAGCGATCCAGGCCAAGCGAGACCTTATTGCGGGTCGCCGCGCCCATATTGCGGCTCAACGGAACCTGCCAGCTGAGATTGAGGAGCAGGGGACGTGGGAGTCGTCAGCGGGTCGAAACCGTGGCATGAATCGCTACCGATCTGGGTGGGAGGCTCCGGTTGGGAGTGTCCCGATGCCGCAGGGTGGACCGCCAGTGCCTGGAACGCAACGCCAGCAAGACCCGCAGGCAGCGGCTTTCGCTCGTGAAGACCGAGCGCTCTTGCACGAGAAGGGCAGCCCGTGGGATACGACAGGGCTGGACGAGAGGGCACGGGAAGTTGCTCTTAAGATTCCGTCCATGTACCAACATTACGCACCGGGGGAAAAGAGCGGTGCGGCGGCAATAGGACGTGGCGGAAACCTATCGCTGGGCCGCTCGAGTGATGGTGACGCCGAGATTGCTCGTGCTGCAGAGCGACGCCGAGCGATGATCAAAGACGTTCAGGCGAAGACCCGAATGGGTGCGCCCGGTGAAGCAGGCCGACTTGCGGCACTCCGCAACAAACGGCTACATGACCGACGTGCGGTGAAAGCCGATCGGCAGGTGGGAGTGCGAGCCAAGGCGCAGATGAAATCCGCCCAACGCCAGCAGCGAATGGCGATGCGGAAGGCGCAGGCCAGCCAAGGCGGCGGCCAAGGCGGCATCGGTAACTGGGCGATGATGCGAGCGATGCAGCGTGACCCGACGAAGACCGCGACCGCATTGGCGGCGATGCAACAGCGAGGCCAGCACATGGGCATGCAGAACCAGCAGGCGATGATGGCCAACAGGCTTCGGGAACAGGAGATGCTGAATCAGCAGGCACACAGAAATAGGCAGGGCGATTTTAGAGACGCGGAGTTCAAATGGGGGCAGGATTACATGAAGGGCAAAGATCGGAGAGAGGCTGAAGCTAACTATTTCAAACAGCGGCTGGATTTAATGTCGGCGCTACAAGACGCCACCGATCCCGAGGTGAGGGCGCAAATCCAGGGCATGCTGGACGAGTTGCAGCAACAGTACGAGTCGCAGCAACCGCCTGGACCTGTCCAATACGGCGGCGGATCGCAGGGTAGTCAGCCTCCGTCACAGCCTCCGTCACAGCCTCCGTCACAGCCTCCGTCACAGCCTCCGTCACGGCCTCCGTCACAGCCTCCGTCACAGCCTCCGTCACAGCCTCCGTCACCTGACCACGCGTCTTTGCCCGTGCCACAAGCGCCACAACCACAAGCGCCACAACCACAAGGCAGAGGACGAAGGGGCGGCAAATGGGACAAGTTGGGCGAGTATATGGCGAGCGGGTTGGGCAACCTTGTCCGACCTCTCTTCCAGGTGCCTCACTCAGACTCAGACGATGTTCAGATATTTCCCGGCGGTGTGTACTGGGATGATGACGGGGTGAAGTGGGACCCAAACCGACAGAACCGACGACGCATGCAGCCGCCGGCACCGCCCACGTCGTATCGATACATGCAGTGAAGAAGTGATAGGGAATCCTAATGACTCGACTGCCGATGCCGGGGATGCCGGCACTGCCGACGATGAGCAGCCTGATGCAGCAGGCTGCTGCACCGAAGCCCTACCAGAGTAGGTATCGTAGTCGTCCGCAGTCACG